GGTATACGTCTTGACCACTGTCTTTAACTCCAAAATCCTCTCGCGAGCCATCAATTGATACGTTTGCATAGTAGCACATGTGTAGTAATACATAGCAAACAAGGATGTAGGCACCCAAACAACCGATAAGCACGGAATAGACCAAAGAGCAGCAAACAGCATAAAGACGATAAACGAATATCCAGCATACAGCGAATTCTTTATCTCCTCACGCCAAAAGAATAGACAACATTTTAGCACACGCGGATGACAAATCATGTATTCAGGCATACAGTCGAAACGTTCCCACCAATTGCAAAGATTTTGCATGGCGACTATTCCAGTTGCATGTTGTTCCCGAATATGATCACGAATGTTTTCCGCACGTCTTTGGCAATACGCGTTAACGCTATACCAAGTGTCGTAAACTCCGGCGTTCTCTTCCAAAACCTGTTCTTTTGATTCAGTCTTACAGCATTTGCAATAGGCAAGGTTGCATTCTTCACAAATTACGGGATCATCGGCTTGGTTAGCCAAATATTGCCCTTCATCAGTGAAATGTAGCTTTGAAGCTTTTTGCACCCATTCCATATAATCGTAGACGTTGAGATTTTCCATGACCTTTCCATTCCATTTTATAGGTTTGAAGAGACTCATATCCAATCCACGTTTGTCCACTGCATGGTACTTGCGAACTGTCAATTTCCAAACATTAGGAGTACTGGTATGACCAAAAGCCTTAAGGATCTTTTCCTTATCCAAAATTCCTGCGGTGCAGTATTTTGCTATAGGAACGACTTTAACGTGGTACATACGTCTCAGAACTGATTCTGGTTCATTTGAATACACGGCAGCATTCAAATGTTCTACGTTTGTTGAAATAACGCAGAAATATGGATTTAGTGAAACTTTTCCTTTCAGAAATACATCTGCCATGGGGGCCAGATATTTCACATTGTTTATGACCTGAATTAATCGATACGCAGGGGAAAAATCCATAAAATTCTCCTTTGTGTTAGCAAAATCGTCAAATATAATAGCATTTATGTGCGAGCGGATAGAGGATGCATACTTGTCATTGTCTGCCCAAGTAGCAATTCTGTCGGCATCAAAACACAGCTCATTATACGCCAAACCACCTTTTACAGTTAAGTTTGTCAAGGACGATTTGCCACATCCAGATCTTCCGAATAAACACACCGAAAACGGGGACATACGTAGTCCACCGCGCGTTCTCAATTGTGTAAACTCGACGTGATAATCCCTAATTTTGTTCAATCTGTCTCCAAGATACTTCCTTTCAAAAGTTTCTGAGCGTTTGACTGACTTCATTAGGTTATCACCAAATTCGATAGCTTCTGCAACAAATTTATCATACTCATTGTCATCTATTTCGGTATACTGTTGTAAGTTTCCGCATATAGCATAACCATGCCACGACTTAATTTGATTAAACTTCCGGTCAAACTCGGTAAAACGATCATCCTCAGTATAAAACGAGGAAACTTCACCTGTCTGATACACGCGGTAGCCACCCTTGATGAAACCAGTGGCTGCCTCATAAAAAGCTTCGAATACATCTCCTGCTGCAAGTTGTTTCTTTGTTACTACGGGAGTAAACAAATGAACATTACCCAACTTAAATTCAACACCAGTGGTCTCGCACAAACCGGCGGACACTATGATATTAACAAAATGGGTAAACTTTTTAGCAACAGTAGAATGGCGGAACGACTTCCAATTAGTAAATGCATCGTCCATGGTCCTACACCACGCAACTTCTTCACCTAATTGAGGTCGCAACACCTCCCCGCTATTTTCATTCAATAACTCACCACTTTCATCACCTAAAGCGTCATTTCCAAATGCCTCTTCAACAATACTTTCAACGTATGAATCTCTATCGTCACTAGAACTACCAAAAGACCAATCCAATTTAGTCACCTTGCGAAAGGCAAACATAAATATAGACTCTTTTGTATGAGCTTGCAAATACATTGTCACTGCAGCGATTCTTGCTCTCTTTGTGCGCGCGTCGCGCAAGAGCTCAATCAACGATGCAATAAGTACTACTTCTTTGATAAATGGATCAACCTTGGTGAAACCAGACTGAGGTATTAAATGCGGATACCAAATGCCAATAGTCAATCTTCGCAACACGTTCAAAAAGGGGCTAGCCCAAATCAATAATGCTTTAAAGAATGACAATCCGACAATAGCGTAATACAAATAACCAAATAACTTGCTGAAGTGGAGTAAAACTGGATCTAACTCCAAACTATCAGCAATAAAAACTGAAAACCAAATCATACTGAGTAATGAAAAGAAGTCAATCAAGCTGCGCGAAACAAGCTGTTCTTGCCAAATATTTCTTTCCTCCTTGCTGGTATCAATTTTCATTTTCTTCTCTTTAACACGTATTACCCCCCTAACTCTATTGCGATAACGCAAAGAGCCGGGGCACGGCAAATGTTTCCAATTAAAATGCGAATAATTCATCTTGTTCGTTTGATGGAGTTGTAAGTTCATGCTCCAAAAATTTCATCAATAGATAAAATATAATAATAATAGTTTCATAATAATCGCTTTTAGTGTATGGAAACGTGTTAAGAGTGCATACGGGGACCCAAGTTGTAAGTTCATGCTTGGGGATTCAGAAATTTAGTTCTGTACGAGGTCCTGATGAGCGAACTCCAACACGCATGGACTGCACCATGCCGCAAACATTAAATCATACCTTTGCACAATAAGGCGTTAGTAATAGCGCTCGAACTTTACTAATCTTTATATGAAACTCTCACGTTCTCCAATCTGACTAATTGGATGTGATCATAGAGGGTGGTTAGGCACCATACATCACGTATTCTACTTTAATTCGATAACGATACGAGTACGAGTCTAAGCAACTCGCGGTACTATATGTGACTAATACAATTTTTATAATTTTTATTTCTTTTCGTTTAACCTCCTGTGGAGGATGGACTAATTTACAAATATAATATACAAATATACAAATATACAAATGACTGGCAACGGACCAGTCGACAATTACTGTACAATAACATATAGGTTGTTCGTTGAGTATTTTATTTATGGTTGGCCGGGCTCTTGCATCCCGGCCGTGACGGTTATTAGATACCGACAAACGTTACATAAGAATTTTAAACTGTCAAAGCTAGTCATTTCTAGCGGACCCAGAAGCTAATACTTGATAGTTCGAAAACTTACAAGCGTGAAG